GTCAACTTTCGCCAGCCGCGAAATTGCGCAGGGGGGAGGTGTTGCCGCTCGCGGCGCTGACCCGCGACGCGCAGAATCCGCGGCGCCGCACCGATCGCGGCGCGCAGGCGATCGCGGACTCGCTGAAGGCCTTCGGGGCGGCGCGGTCCATCGTGATTGACGAGACCAACACGATTCTTGCGGGCAACGGCGTCATCGACGCGGCCGCGCTGGCGGGCCTCGCGCGCGTGCAGGTGGTCGACGCCGCCGGCGACGCCGTGATCGCCGTGCGCCGCCGCAACCTGACGCCGGCGCAAAAGCGCGCGCTGACCATCGCCGACAACCGCACCAGCGAACTCGCCGTCTGGGACGCCGACGCCGTGCGCGCGGCGCAGCTGGAGGGCGTGGACCTCGCGCAGTTCTGGAGCGCGGTCGAACTCCACCAACTGATCGGCGATGGCGCGCTGAAACCCGGCCGCACGGCACCCGACACGGTGCCGGCGCGACGGACCACGACGATCACGCGCGGCGATCTGTTCACGCTCGGCCCGCATCGGCTGCTGTGCGGCGACAGCACCGATCGCGGGGCCGTGGCGCGCGCGCTCGAGCGGCCCGCCGATTTCTGTTTCACGTCGCCGCCCTACTCGAATCTGCGCCAGTACGGCGGCGACGTCGATCTCTCGGTCGCGCACCTCGCGGAGTTCCTCGCGGCGGCCGCCGATCGCGTGACGCTATTCGCCGTCAACCTCGGACTTGTGCGGAAGGACAACGCGGTCGTGCCGTACTGGAACAGCTACCTCGAGGTGGCGGCGCGGCACGCGCTGAAACTTCTGAGCTGGAACGTCTGGTACCAGGGCGCGCAGGGATCGGTCGGCAAACTCTCGGCGATGTTTCCGATCGAGCACGAGTTTATCTTCGTCCTCGGGCGCGACAAGCACCGGATCGCGCGCACCGTCGCGAACAAGGCCGCCGGTCATGTACGGCCACCCGGCGATCGCCAGGCCGACGGCTCGGTGCAGCAGCGTCGATCGGTCGTGGTCGCCTCCCATCGCCCGCTGGGCACCGTGATCCAGCTGCCGCCGGAGGTCACGCGCGAGCCAGGCGTCAAGGATCATCCGGCCCGCTTTCCTGTGGCGCTCGCGGTCGCCTACGCGCGCGCCTGCACACCGGCCGGCGGCGTCCTGTTCGACCCGTTCGCGGGCAGTGGCACCACGCTGATTGCCGCCGAGCAGCTCGGCCTCGCGTGCGCCGCGATCGAGATCGATCCGGGGTACTGCCAGATGACGATCGACCGCTGGGAGGCGTTCACCGGCGCGCGCGCGGAGAAAGTGAGGGCCGCATGAGCACCGCGCGGGCGCGCACGTCGCCGCCGGCCGGCACGCTGGCGCTCAGCGACCTGCAGGCCGATCCGCACAATCGCCGTACGCACAACCCGCGCAACCTCGGCATGGTGCGAGAAGCCCTGCAAAAAGTCGGGGCCGCGCGGTCGATCGTGATCGATGAACACAACGTCGTCCTCGCCGGCAACGGCGTGCACGCGGCCGCCGCCGACGCCGGCATTCACACCGTCCGCGTCATCGACGCCGCCGGCGACGAACTGATCGCGGTGCGCCGCGCCGGCCTGACCGACGAGCAAAAGCGCGCGCTCGCGCTGTACGACAACCGATCGGGCGAACTCTCGACGTGGAACCTCGAGCAGCTCGCCGCCGACCTGCAGGGCGGCCTCGATCTCAAGCCGTTCTTTTTCGACAAAGAACTGGCCGCGATGATGCGCGCGACCCACAAGCCCGGGCTGACCGATCCCGACGCGCTGCCGGCGCTGCGCGCGACGACGATCAAGCCGGGCGACCTCTTCGCGCTCGGCGGTCATCGCGTGCTCTGCGGCGACAGTGCGTCCGCCGCCGACGTCGACCGCCTCACCCGCGACGCGCCACGGGCCGATGGGCTGTTCACCTCGCCGCCCTACAACGTCGGCGTGAAGTACGACACGCACGACGACTCGCCGCTGGCGCTGGCCGAGTACTTCGGCTGGCTCGAGGGGCTGGTGCGCGCCTGGGCGGCGCACCTGGCCAGGGGGCGCGCGTTCGTGTGGAACGTCGGGGTCAGTCCGAAAACCGCGCCGCACCGCCACGTGCTCATGCTCGAGGCCTGCGGGCTGACGTTCCTGCGTCAGTTCGTCTGGCACAAAGTCGGCGTGCCGGTGCCGACCTTCCACGCGACGCGGGTCAACCCGCGCCTGCGCAGTCTGACCTCGAACTACACGCATGAGATGCTGTTCGTCATGGGCACGAGCGACGAGCTCGCCGTGGGCGCGTCGCAGCCGGCGCACGATCACGCGCTCGAGCATGACGTGTTCTCGATGAGCCAGGCGCAGGCGACGGTCGATCTGCCGGCCGGCGAGCAGCGGACCGGCGTGCAGTCGAACCTCACGCGGCGATCGATGAAGGCGCATCCGGCGGCGTTCCCGGTCGCGTTGCCGCTCGCCTTCTTTCAGCACTACCTTGGCGCCGGCGAACTCGTGCTCGAGCCGTTCGGCGGATCGGGCAGCACGATCATCGCCGCCGAACAACACGGCGCGCGCTGCTTTGCGATGGAGATCGCGCCGACCTACTGCCAGCTGGCGATTGACCGCTGGGAAGCGTTCACCGGCCAGAAGGCGACACCGATCGCCACACCGTCGACGAGATCGAAGAAGGGAGCGCGCCGCGATGTATGCGCGGTCGCAAGCCAAAACCGACCGACCAGAAACGGCTCGAAGGGAACCCGGGCAAACGCCGGCTGAATCGGGACGAACCGAAACCGCCGCCGCCGTCCGAGGCCTTCGACCAGCCGCCGCCCGAACTCGAGAACGACGCGATCGCGGCCGCGGAGTGGCGGCGCCTGGCGCCCATGCTGCGCGTCGCGCGGCAGGTCACCGAAGCCGATCGGACGGCGCTCGTCGCGCTCTGCCTGGAGTGGAGTCGGTACCTCGACGCGATCGCCCGCGTGAAAGCGTCGGGCATGGTGGTGCAGGCGCCGAGCGGGTACCCGATGCAGAATCCCTATCTCGCGATCGCGACGAAGGCACTGGCCGGCTGCCAGAAACTCTGGCCGGAGCTCGGCCTGACGCCCTCGAGCCGGTCGCGCGTGACCGCCGCCGGCCCACTGCCCGCCGCCGGCGAAACCGAGACGACGCTGGCGCGCCTGCAGCGCCAGGCCTCGGAACTGCGGCGGCCGATCCCGGTGAAGTGATGATCCGACTCTGCGCGCGGTGTGGGTGGCCTGCGAATCATGCCGCGCGTTCCCGTTGACGTGCTGTGGTGCGGCAACGCCCGCCAGGGGCGATCGAACGGCTGGAAGTTTCCGCCGGCGGTCGATCGGCACCTGCGCCAGCTCACCGAGGGCAAGCGCGTCCTGCAGTTGTTCGGCGGGCTGTCGCGGTGGGGCGTGCGGCTCGACATCGACTCGACCACGCGGCCGCACGTGCTCGGCGATGCCTGGCTGCCGCCGTTTCGCCAGGACGCGTTCGACGTGGTGATCCTCGACCCGCCGTACCTGGGCATCAACCAGCAGATGAAGAACGCGCTGATCCGCGGCGCCGCCTACTGCGCGCGCGAGCGGCTGATCTGGTTTCACACGATGTGGATCGCCAGCGATTCGGCGTGCGTGCTCGAGCGCGCCTGGCTGGTGCGCGTTGGCGACTCGTGCGCCTGTCGCTGCCTGCAGGTGTTCCGCACGCCGGCGCAGAAGACGGCGCCGCGGCTACATTTCACGCGCGGCCCGGCGATTCGGTACAACCGCTGGCTCGCCGGCAATCAGCGGTTGCCGTTTCCGCCCGAGGTGCGCGCGTGACGTTCCGCCATCGCGTCGATCGGTACGCACTCGCCGTCGACAGTGGGCGGATCGTCGCCGGCCCGTACGTGCGCCTTGCCTGCGCACGGCATCTCGCGGATCGGCAGCGCGCGGCGCGCAAGAGCGGCCACCCGCGCGGGTTCTTTTTCTACGAGGCCGCCGCGAATCACATCATCACGTTCTTCGAGCAGCTGCTGCGCCTGCCCGACACGCTCGACGCCGACGGCGAGCCGATCCCGTTCGACCTGACGCCGGCGAACACGTTCATCGTCGGATCGCTCTTCGGTTGGAAAATGCCCGACGGCTATCGCCGCTTCCGCGAGGCGTACGTGGAGGAGGGCAAAGGCAACAGTAAGACGCCGCTCGCCGCCGGCATCGGCCTCTACGGCCTGACGATGGACGGCGAACAGGCGGCGGAAATCTACAGCGTGGCCTCGAACATCGACCAGGCGCGGATCTGCTGGCTCGACGCCGATCGCATGGTCGAGGCCTCGCCCGATCTGTCCGAGCTGATCAAACGGGGCAAGGACAACCTCGCCTGTCCGGCGACCTTCTCGTGGTTCCGCCCGCTCTCGAAGGACAAGCGCAGCAAGTCGGGCCCGCGCCCGCACATGGTCATCTTCGACGAGGAGCACGAATACGCGGACGCCGTCGTCGTCAACAAGATGCGCGCCGGCACGAAGCGCCGGCGGCAGCCGCTCTCGCTCGGCATCACCAACGCCGGATTCGATCGGACGTCGATCTGCTGGCAGCACCACGAGCACGCGCGGAAAATGCTCGAGGGCCTGGTCGAGGACGATCGCCTGTTCGCGTACGTGTGCGCGCTGGACGAGGGCGACGATCCGCTGACCGATCGCGCGTGCCACGTCAAAGCGAATCCGAACCTCGGCATCGTGATTCAGCAGGAGTACCTCGATCGCCAGGTCACCAACGCGCGCCACATTCCGAGCGAGACCAACACGGTGCTGCGCCTCAACTTCTGCGTCTGGACGCAGGCGCACGTCTCGGCCTGGGAGATGGCGAAGTGGCGGCAGTGCGCGACGTTGACCTGGACGCCGGAAGATCTGATCGCGGCGCGCTGCTACGGCGGGCTCGACCTCGGCCAGACCGACGACTTCGCGGCCTGGGCGCGCCTCTGGGAGCTGCCCGAGTACTGCGTGGTCGCGATGCGGTTCTGGCTGCCGCGGATCGCCTTGACGAAGTATCCCGATCGGCCGTACGCCGAGTGGGAGCGCGCCGGCCTGCTGACCGTGACCGAGGGCGACACCACCGATCTCGACCTGATCGAGGAGACGATCGAGGCGGACGCGCGCGAGGACGGCGTGCTCGAGATCGCATACGACAAACGCTTCGCGCAGCAGCTCGCGCTGCACCTGCAGGGCGCCGGCCTCACGATGGTCGACACGCCGCAGGGCTTCTATTTGAACGAGGCGATCAAGTCGACGCAAAAACTGATCGCCGACGTCGCGCTGGCGCACGGCAACAACCTGATCCTGTCGTGGATGATGGACAACAGCGTCGTGCGCAGTGGCCGCAACAAAGAGATCCGGCTCGACAAGAACGCGTCGAAAGACAAGATCGACGGCGCGGTGGCGCTCGTCATGGCGAACGCGCGACGGATCGCGCAGCTGCCCGAGCAACCCGCCGAGGATCCGGATCTGGTCATCGCGTAGGGAGGGTGCGCCCATGGGAGATCCTCGCCGGCCCGGCCGTCCGCCGTTGGCGCCTGGACAGCACCCGGCGCGCGTGCAGGTGCGGGTCACACCCGCCGACTACGATCGCGCCTATCAGCGGGCCCAGCGCGAGGGCATTAGCGTCGCGGAGCTCCTGCGCCGGGGCCTGTCGCGCGAGTTGACCGACGACGCCGCGGACGAATAACCGACACCGAAAATTCCCTCGGCGGGCGTTTGCCCGACACTGACGGGCACATGAGGTGGTGGCGCGCGCTGATGTGGTGGCGACCGCCCTGCCTCCTGCGGACCGTGGTGATCAGTCTGAAAGACGATCCGGGCGTCGGCTTGCACGGTGTGCTGTGGCGCACGCGCGGGCCGTGGCTCGTGCTGCGCCAGCCGTCGACGCTCTCGGCGGACGGCCAGAAGACGGCGATCGCCGGCGCCGAGGCCCTCGTGCATCGCTCCAACGTCGCGTTTCTCGTGGTGGAGTCCTGATGGCGATCGTCCCGGTGGCGGGCGGCGGTTATCAGGTCGTGCGCGGCGACCCGACGCGGCCGCCCTACGGCGGGACGCCGTACTACGCGGCGGCGACGTCGACCTGGATGCTGTCGGCCGCCTACGCCGCGATCTACGCGACGCAAATCAACGTGCGGAAGTGCGTGGACTTCCTCGCCCGCAACGCCGCGCAAGTGGGCCTGCACGTCTTTCGACGGGTCAGCGACACCGACCGCCAGCGGGTGAGCGATCACCCGCTCGCGCAGTGGCTCGCGAACCCGAATCCGGCGATGACCGCCTACCGCCTGATCGAGGCGTTGATGGCCGATCTCGCGCTCTACGGCCAGGCGTACTGGCTGAAGGATCGGCAGAGCGGCGGGCGGCTGTCGCTCGTGCGCCTGCCGCCGCAGGAGATCACCGTGTATGGCGGCTTGCTCCCGACCGCCTTCGTGTGGACCGTCGGCGGCGGGCCCGTGCCGCTGCCGACGAGCGACGTCGTGCCCTTCGGCACCTACAACCCGATCGATCCCAAGTGCGGGTTGTCGCTGCTCGAGTCGCTGCGCCTGACGCTCGAGGAGGACCTGGCCGCGAACGAGTCGCGCCGACGCTACTGGCAGAACGGCACGCGGATCGACGGCGTGATCCAGCGGCCGCGCGAGGCGCCGAAATGGACGCCGCCGCAGAAACAATCCTTCCGCGAGCAGCTCCAGGCGCGTCATAGCGGGCCGCAGGGCACCGGCGGCGTGCTCGTGCTCGAGGAGGGGATGACCTTTCAGCCGATGGGGTTCTCGGCGAAGGACTCCGAGTACATCCCGGCGCGCAAGTTCAGCGCGGAGGAAGTCGCCGCGCTGTATCAGATCCCGCTGCCGATGGTTGGCATTCTCGATCACGCGACCTTCTCGAACATCAAGGAACAGCACAAGCAAATGCTCACGGACTGCCTCGGGCCGTGGTTCACGCACATCGAGCAAGGCATTGAGAAGTTCCTGCTGCCGGAAGCGGCCGAGAGCGCCGACGTGTACGTGGAGTTCAACGTGGCGGAAAAACTCAAAGGCTCGTTCGAGGAGCAGACCAACGGCTTGCGGGTCGCGGTGGGCCGGCCGTTCATGACCGCGAACGAAGCGCGCGCGCGACTGAACCTGCCGCGCATGACCGATGACCCGACCGCCGATCAGTTGGCGGCGCAGCAGGGCGGCCCGAGTACCGGCGCGTCGGTGGACGCCGGCGGCGGCACGCCGCCGCCCGACCCCGCGGCGGCGGCGCAGGTCGAGCCGGTCGTGCGCGCGGCGCTCGCGCGCCAGGCGGCGCGGCTGCAGAAGGTCGCAATCGACGCGCGGGCGGACAGCCTGAACCACGCCCGCTGCACCAGCGAGCTCGCCGCCGATCTCGCGCCGCTGCTCGGTCGTGCCGGCGCGCTCGAGTATGCGGCGCGCGTCACCGATCAGACCTACGTGATGCTCGTCGAACGCCGCGACCCGTTCGCCGTCGATCGCGACCTGCCTTCCCGCGAGGTGCCGTATGCCCCGTAATCCGAGTCGGTACGATCACCTGATCGCGTTCGCGCTCGAGCATCCGTGGGCGATCACGCCGGCGATGGGCAGTCTGATCGCGGGCATTCTCGCGCGTCGGCTGGCGGGTGACGATCCCGACGAGGCCGCGATCGCGGCTGCCCGCGCCGCGCGGGCGACGCAGAGCGTCCCGGTCACCTCCGAGGGCGGCCTGGTGGCGGTGATTCCGCTGCACGGTGTCATCGCGCCGCGCATGAATCTGTTCTCGGACGTCTCCGGCGGCGCGACGTTCGAGGGCTTGACGGAGCAGCTCCACGCCGCGATGGCCGATCCCGCGGTGAAAACGATCGTCTTCGACGTCGACAGCCCGGGCGGCAACGTCGCCGGCGCCACCGAGTTCTCGCGCGAAGTGCTCAAGGCCCGCACGCAAAAGACGATCATCGCGTCGGGCAATCATCTGCTCGCCAGCGCGGCGTACTGGGCGATGGCCGGCGCCACCGAGATCGTGGCGTCGCCGTCGTCGCTGGTCGGATCGATCGGCGTGCTGACGCTCCACGACGACATCACCGCGGCGCTCGACAAACTGGGGATCAAGCGCGAAGTGATCAGCGCCGGGAAATACAAGGGCGAAGGCGCCGGCGGCGGACCGCTGACACCGGAGGCGCGCGCGCATGTCCAGGACTTAATCGACGGCGCGTACGGCCGCTTCGTTGGCGACGTGGCCGTGGGGCGCGGTGTCAAGCCGGCGGCGGTGCGTGCCGGCTTCGGCGAAGGCCGCGCGTTGGGAGCTGAGGCGGCGCTCGAGGCGGGACTCATCGACCGCATCGCGCCGCTCGAAGAGACACTCGCCCGCGTGACGAAAGCGCCGACGGGCGCCGGCACGCGTGTGGCGGTCGTTGCACCGTCCGTGACCACAGGCCAGGAGCCGCCGATCGCGGCCACGTCTCAGGAGTCACGCGCCGTGCGCGATCCCTCGTTTGTCGAGTACGAGCAGCGGGTGCTCGCGCTCGCCTTGAAGGGGCTGCAATGAACATCCTGCAACTCGAACGCGACCTGCGCGCCGCGAAGGAAAAAGCCGCGGGCCTGATCGCCGAGACGACGCGCGCCTGCGAGGCGCATGTGGTGGTCAACGCCGACGGTACGAAGACCACCGGCCGGCTGATGACCGACGAGGAGAAACAGAAGATCGGCGCTGCGCTCGCGGAGGCCGAAGCGATTCAGAAACGCATCGACGCCGCCAAGGGCGACGCGGACCTGATCGCGCGGCTCGACAAACTGACCGGCACCGGCGGACCGGCGCGGCCGTTCTCCCTCGGTGCGGCGCCCTTCGAGCGGCGCAGCATCGGCCAGCAGTTCACGCAGTCGCCCGACTTCCGCGACTTCATCAAGAGCGGCGCGCACCGGGGATCGAACGCCTGGACGTCGCCGGCGATCGAGTGCTACGAGCCGGCGCCGTCGATGTACGGCACGCTGCTGAGCGAGGACCCCGCGTCCGGCGGCAAGCTCGTCGTCCCGCAGTACCTGCCCGGCATCCAGCCGTTGATGTTCAAGCGGCTCGTCGTCGCACAGTTGATCGCGTCGGGCACGACCGGCTCGAACGCGATCATCTACATGGTCGAGACGACGTTCACCAACGCCGCCGCACCCGTGGCGGAAGGGGCGGCGAAACCGGAAAGCGCGCTCGTGTTCGATCAGCGGACCGATCCGGTGCAGAAGATCGCGCACTGGCTGCCGGTGACTGAGGAGCTCCTCGAGGACGAGCCGGCGATCGCGGCCTACATCGACGCGCGCCTCACGCTCGGTGTGCAGCTGGCCGAGGAAGACCAACTCCTCAACGGCAACGGCACGCCGCCGAACATCCTCGGCCTGATGAATCGCTCCGGCCTCGCGACCGCCGTCGCGCGCAACGCCGGCGCGACGCCGCCCGAGACCAACGCCGACGCCATCCTGCGCCAGATCACCGCGATCGCCACCACCGCCTTCGTCTACCCGGAAGGCGTCGTGATGAACCCGACGAACTGGTTCACGATCCAGACGAGCAAGGACAACAACGGCCAGTACTACGGCGGCGGCCCGTTCTCGCCGCTGCCGACGCCGACGCTGTGGGGTCTGCCCGTGGCGCCGACGCCGTCGATCGTGTTGGGCACGGCCTTGGTCGGCGCGTACAACTCGCAGGCGCAGGTGTTCCGCAAGGGCGGCATCCGCGTGGCGGCTTCAAATTCGCACCAGGATTATTTCGTCAAGAACCTGGTGGCGATCCGCGCCGAGGAACGGCTCGCGCTGGCCTGCTATCGCCCCGGCGCGTTCGGCAAAGTGACGGGCCTCAACTGATGACCGCTGCTGTCGACGTCCAGGCGGTCGATATGTCGGTGCCGGGCTGGAGCAATCAGCCGCCCGGCCCGACCGTCCCGACGCCCACCGAGCAGACGCCGACCTTCCCGCCGCCCGGCTTCAGCAACGCCGGCGCCGCGGCGACCGGCGCGCTTGCCGGCATCCCGGGCAGCTTCACGCCGGCCGGCGCGCAGCTGCCGCTCGCGATGACCGGCATCACCGCCACGCCGGCGACGGCGTGGACCCCCGGGCAATACGTCGTCCTGCGCGACGGCTCGTACCAACACTGGACGAGCACGGCGTGGGCCGGCGGGAAAGCGTGACCCCATGACTGACGAGACTGGTGAGACGGTCGAGGCGCCGGCGCCGCCGGCGCCCGGCTGGAGTAACACGACGGACACCGTCGGCGAGGCGCCGCCGCCGCCGGTCGAGGCGGGCGATCAGGAGCTCGCGCCGGGCTGGTCGAACGAGCGGGCCGTCCGACGTGAGGACACGGAGACGCCATGAGCCTCTGGTGGCCGGACCCTGGCCCGTGCCCGGTGGACGATGCGCCGCATACGACGTGCACGAGTCCGGACGCGGTCGGCCGCCGGATCGTGATCGTGCAGCTGCCGATGCGCGATGCCCAACTCGAGGCGGCGCGGCCGGCGATCGCCGCGCCGCCGGTCGTGACACTGCAACCAGGCGAGGTCACGACGGCGACGTACCGCCGGAAGAAGCGCGCATGACCGAGCCGCGCGCCGCCGCCAGTTCGTTCGTCCGCCCGCCGTGGACACAGCCGGCGGCGGTCGCCTCCGTGCTGGTCGACGGGCCCGCGGAGGAACCGCTGACGATCGCGGAGGGGAAGTTGCGCGCCGGCCTCGACTGGCCGGACGGCGATCCGCGCGACGACCTGATGGCGAGTTTCATCGCCGCGGCGCGGAACAAGGTCGAGCAGGACACCGGCCTCGCGTTGCTGACGCAGACGCGCGATGTCACGTGGTACTGGGAGCCGGAGGCGGCGCCGCTGCAACTGCCGCTGCCGTGGCAGGCGGCGCCCGTGCAGTCGATGACGGACCCGCAGGGCCGCGTCATCACGGCCACCGTGATCGCCGGCACGCTGGTCCTCGAGTGGAGCACGCCGCCGGTCGCTGGCACGTACCGGATCGTCGCCGGCTGGCCGTCGGTCGATGCGCTGAAGGCCGAGGCGCCGCTGCTCTATCACGCCGTCGGCCTGTTAACGGCGCACTTCGCCACGCTCGGGCGCGACCTCGCGAGTACCGATGCGGCCACGCTGGTGCCGTACGGCTATGAGGAGGCGATCGCGCCGCATCGGCTGATCTGGTTGACGTAATGGGGCTGATTGGCGTGCAGACGGCGATCAGCGCGCGCGTGCAGCGCGTGTCGCTCGTCGGTCCCGGTGGGGCGCCCGTCCCCGATGGCGATGGCGGCTACACCGTGCCGCCGGCGGCGCTCGATCCGCCGATCGTCTCGGCGGAGATCCGACCGGCGACCACGGCGGATCTCGAGCGCCTGGCCGCCGGCACCGTGCTGGCGCAGGCGAGTCAGTTGGTGTTCATGCCGTTCCACCCGGGCGTCGACACCACGACGGTCCTGTCGTGGACCGACCCGGCCGGACGCGCGCACACCGCGAGCGTCGTCGGCGCGGTCAACGTCGACGGGCGCTGCCGCGAGCTCGTGGTCGGCATCGTGGAGATCGTGCCGTGAGTCTGCGCTTCCGCTTCGAGGGCCTCGAGGAGCTGAAACAACAGCTCCTGAAGTTGCCGGCGGATCTGGCCGGTGACGCCGTCGACATCGTGCAGGGCATCGCCGACGAGGCGGCCGACGCGGTGCGCGACGGGTACCCGGTGCGCGAGACCGGGCTGCATCCGGGACGGTTCCGCAAAAGTAGGTGGTTTCCGCCCGGGCAACTCAAGGGGCGCGTGTCGGTGCGCCGCAGCAACGGGCCGACGTGGACCGGCGCCGAAGTCATCAGCGGCTCGCCGATCGCGTGGTTGTACGACAACGGTTCGGAGGCGCGGCACTGGCGCAACGGGAAGTACGTCGGCCGGATGCCGCCGACGCACCACTTCGTCAAAACGATGATCCGCTACCGCGCGATCATGGGCGAGGCCCTCAAGCGCCTGCTCGAATACGCCGGCCTCCGCGTCACGGGGTCCTACACCGATGCTGCCTGATGCCTCCGACATCGACGCGGCGATCCTCGCCACGCTCAGCGGCGACGCCACGCTGCAGGCGCTCGCGCCGCAAGGCGTGTGGTTTGACGAGGCGCCGGCCGGGTCGAAGGCGTTCGTGATCGTGTCGCTCGTCGATGAGCGCGACGAAGAAGAATTCGGCCAATGCGCGTACGAGGACGCGCTCTATGCGGTGACCTTTCGCGAACTGAAGACGCCCAACGGCGGCAGCAACGCCAAGGCGGCGGCGGCGCGGATTCACGCGCTGCTCGAAGACCAGCCGTTGACGGTCAGCGGCTACAGCTGGATGACCATCCACCGGGAACAGCGGCTGCGCCAGACGGAAGTCGATGCCGTCGACGCCTCGATTCGCTGGAACCACCGCGGCGGCCATTACCGCGTCATGTTTTCACGAGGAGCGTAGAGCTATGCCGATTCTGAGCGGACGCTACGGCAAGATCAGCTACAGCGACACCGGGGTGGCGCCCACCGTCGAGATCGTGTCGCTGAACACCTGGAAGGCGGACTTCAAAACCGAGTACGAAGACGTCAGCTGCTACGGGGACCCCAACAAGGTCTACGTGCCCGGCATGATGGACGTCGCGGGCGGGGTCGGCGGCTTCTGGAATTCGTCCGAAACCGCCCTGTTCGACGCGGCCAAGGCGACGACGCCGGGGCTGCTCGAGCTGATGATGAACGCCAACGAACCGACGTTCCTGTTCTCGGGGCTGGCCTATCTCGATGCGAGCATCGACTGCAGCATGAAAGCGCCGAAGGTCGCCGGGAACTTCCGCGCCGCCGGACCGTGGACCGGGCCGACGGGTTCCTGACGCGCGATGTTCCAGTCGATCCGGCTGTTCGGCACCACCGGTACGATTCTCTGGGGCGAGTACGTGCCGGCCGCCGAACTGCGGGCGTGGACGATCCGGCATCACCGGCCGGATCACACCCACGATGCGCGCTGGACGTTGACCGCGACCTTCAGCCGCATCACCAACAAGTTCGCGCTGCGGCAACGGCCGCTGCATTTCTCGGCGCCGCGCGCCGGCGGCTACTGGCACTGGCCGCTGGAGCCGCAGTCGATTCAGGTCAGCGACACGACGCTGCAGGCGACGCTCGGCCGCCCCGTGCGATGAAAGGACCCTGATGATTCGGTTTCTCCGACCTGACCTGACGACGCTGCCCTTAAGCGATGGCGAAACGATTCGCGTCCGGAACCGGCTCAGTGCCGGCGAGCAGCGCGTCTACTTCGCGCGCAAGTACCTGATCAACGCGGAGGGCAAAGCGACGGTCAACGTCTTCCAACATGGCCTCGCGCTGGTGACGGCGTTTCTCGTGGACTGGTCCGCCCGCGACGACAGCGGCGCGAAGATCGAGATCACGGGCATCTCCGTCGATGACCTTACCGCCATCCTCGACCGGCTCGACCCCGACAGCTACCAGGAGATTCTCGACGCCATCCAAGCGCACGTCGAGCGGCAGGACGCGGCCCGCGCGGAAAAAAAAACGATCCCCGGTGGCGCGCCGCCGCTCTCACCGACCTCACCCTCGCCGTCCGTTGCGGCTGGCGTGTTGATTGGGTCCGCGACTTAGACGTCGATGACTACGAGTTGCTCCGCGCGATGATGCTGCCGCCGCCCGCACCGGAGTTCGCCGAGACCGAGTAACCCAATGCCGCTCACCGGTCGCCTCGACGCCGACTTCTCGAGCTTCACCACCGCCGTCAACCAGGCGGTCGGCGATGCCGCGCGCCTGCAGACCGCCGAAGCGGGCGTCCAGCAGCAACAGGATCGGGTCACCGCGTCGGTCGACAAGTCGGTCACCAGCTACGCCGCGCTCGGCGCCGAAGCCCCGTCCGACATGGACCGCCTGATGGCGGCGACGCGCGGGGTGGCCGACGCAACCGAACAAGCCGTCGTCCATCACAACAACCTGACCGATTCACTCGGCCAGTTCGATCGGCTGCTCTCGAAGGTCGGCGTCAACCTGACGAGTGAGATTGGTGCCCTGAAGGAAGTCGAATCCGCCGCCGGCAAAACCACGACGGAGCTGGGCGCGCTCGGCACGGCCGGCCTCGCGATCGGCACGGCGTTCGCCTCCTACGATCTCACGCGCAAGGCGCTGGAATTCCTCGGCCTGAAAGAGGCCGTCGACAGTACGGCGGAGTCCTTCTGGCGCTTCGTGCTGCGCTTGGATGATCCGGCGCTCGTGACCGCCGCCGCCAAGCAGGACGCGATCACCAACGCGATCAAGGCGGGCGCCCCGGAGACGATCAAGTACGCCGATGCGGTCAAGTACCTCACCGACAAACACACGGCCGCCGTCGCCGCGCAAAAGGCGTACGACGAAGGGATCGCGCATCTGACGATCGTCGGGCAGAACTGGCAGGCGGTCCTCGCCGCGATGGACCCGCTCGTCGTCGATCAGTCGCTGCGGTTCCTGGAGCTCGGCGCGTCGGCCAAGGACCTAGCCGGCGCCTTCAAACTGAACGAGTCGCAGGTCGCGGCGCTCGCCTCGGCGCACAAGGCGCTCGTCGACACGACGAAGGCGGCGACCGCCGCGCAGAAAGACCACGAAGCGGCGCTGCAAGCCTTCGATAAGTTGGTCGCCGACGAACACCTGACCACGCTCAAGATGGCCTGGGACCATGAGAAGGAGTGGAACAAGGAACGCGAAACCGCGACCAAGGCGATGAACGACACGATCCTCGCGGGCTTCAAACAGATTCAGGACGCCGAAACGAAGCTCGCCCAGATGTCGATGGCGACGACGGCGACCACCTTCGACCAACGCATCCAGAAGATTCGCGAGTGGGCCGACCACGAGATCGCCGCGTTCAAGGGCACCGCCGACCAGCGCGCCCAGTACACCGAAGTCATTGAGACGCAAGTCCTATACCTCGAGCAGAAAGAGATCGACGCCGAGAACAAGGTCACCGCCGCCAGTACAACCGGCGCGGACACGCGCGTCGCCAACCATCAGCGGGTGGCCGGCGCGATCGGCGGCGAGATCGATGCGCTGGATCGGCTCGCCTCGCTCGCCGAGCGTGGCCCGCTCGGCGGCGCCGGCGGTTCGCTCGCGCTGCCCGGCTTCAGTAGTCCCGAGGAGATGAACGCGGCGCTGACCGCGTACTACGACCAGTTCACCGGCGCCGCCGGAGGCATCGGCCAGATGGGCGGCGGCCTTCCGATGGTCGGATTCGGCGGCGGCATGAACGTCGGCCAGCCGCGCTCGCTGCTGCCCGGCGGCGGCAGCATCAGCAACACCTTCAACATCGTCGACACCGCCGAGAACCTGGCGCGGAAGGTCGGCGACCTCCTGACGCGGGACGTCTATCGCGGCACCAAGGTGGGCGGCTACTGATGGCGACCCAGCCCGCCGTCCTCGGCATGCTGCGCCTGAACAACGCGCGGCTGAACTATCTGTCGGCGGCGCTCGTGCGCGTGCGCGCCACCCGCGTGGCGATCTGGGTCGGCGGCGCGCTCGTCACGGCGCGCGTCCGCAAGTCCGGCCTGACGATCCGCGATGTGCTGAACGACTCGCCGAACTCGGCGACGTTCGTGATGGTCGGCGCCGCGCCGGAGGTCGATCAGTTGGTCCGCATCACCCTCAACAGTGACGCGCCGCGGCTGCTGTTCGACGGCTCGATCGAAAGCGTGACGATCTCCTACACCGGCCGCTCCGCGCCGACGCGGCCGCGACAGGTCGGCTGGCTGGTACGCGCCACCGACGGCACCGCGCGGGCGAACGTCCGTCTGCCCTTCGGCAGCTGGACGAACCTCAGCGCCTCGACCGTCGCGCTCGACATCATGAACGGGTTCGGCTACGGGTTTTCCGCGCACCACATCGAACCCAACCTGCCGCCGGTCTCGGTGAACCTCGATGGCTCCGAGGGCATGAACGGCGCGATGCGCCAGATCGCGAAGTTGATCGGCGGCTTCTTCTATTGGGAAGACTTCGACCTGCATCTGTTTCGGACGGAAGCGACCGAGGTTCCCGATCCGATTGACGACACGCCCGGCCGGTTTCTCGATCAACCGCCGATCACCTCGACCATCGATGTCTCACAGTTGCGGACGCGCGTCTACGGCAAAGGCCACGGCGAGTCCACCCTCAGCGACGTCGCGGCCGGTGACACGGCGATTCCGTTGACCTCGACGGTCATGTTCAATCAAGCCGGCGGCCGGGCCATCAGCGAGACCCAGCAGCTGACCTACGGCGCGGTGACGCAAGCGCAACCCGGCGATCCACCGGTCGCGCGCTGCAGCGGCGGGGTCGGCCTCGGCAGCGGCACCTATCGGTACGGCTATACCGACGTCACGGCGTCGGGTGAATCGTTGGTGAGTCCGGCGGCGCCCGTCGTCACCGGGCTCGTCGATCCCCCGATGAGCGCCCCGTCGCCGACGGCGCAGAACGGCGCGGGCCTGGAGGATGGGCTGCATCACTACGTCACGACGTTCGTGATCGGCAGCGGCGAGACGACGCCCGGCCCGATCAGCGCGGGCGTGACGACGAGCTCCATACCGCCCAATCCGGTCACGCCGCCCGGGTCCGCGCCGACACTGGCGGCGCCGGCGACGATCGGCAATCTGGCGCCGTACCGGAACTACAAATACGCCTGCACGTTTGGCACATCGGCGGGCGAAACGCCCGGCGGACCGATCAGCGCGGCCATCTCCGCCCGGGTGCTCATCACCGGGAACATTCAGGTCAGCGCCGTGATGATCCCGGGCGGTTCACTGCAAGCCGGGCAGTACTACGGCTGGCAAATCACCGTGACGACGGCGAAGGGGGAGTCGACCACGCAATCCAGCGGCAGCGGGCCGTGGTGCGACGGCACCAATGCCCAGATCCAGTGGACGATCACGCACAGCGCCGCCTTCGAACCCCGGATGACCAGCATTCGGATCTATCGGGTCAAAGGCGGCGGCGGCTCCTACGGGTTTGTCGGATCGGTCGGGCCCGACGGCGGCACCTTTGTCGATAACCTCGCCAACGGGGCGATGGGCGGCGCGCCGCCGATCACCGATACGGCGCAGGGCGGCGTGCTCGTCCTCTCGAACATCCCGACCTCCCCGGATGGCCGCGTGACCAAACGCCGGATCTATCGCACGACGGCGGACGGATCGCAGCCGAAGTTCCTCGCGACGATCAGCGACAACGTGACCACCGGCGTCACCGACAACGCCCTCGATGCGAGTCTCGGCGTGAACCTGCCCACGTCCGACACCACCGGCGGCAGTGCAACCTACACGCAGCAGGTCGCGCTCGCGAACATCCCGCTCGGCGACAGCAGCGTCAACGCGCGGCGGCTCTATCGCCGCTACAACAACGCCGGCGACTTCTTGTTCGTCGGCGCGATCAGCGACAACGTGACGGTGACCTTCCTCGACGCGACGCCGAACGCCTATCGCGGGCCGGCGGCGCCGACTACCAACTCGGCGGCAGGCCTGCAGGTGACGCTCAGTGCGCTGCTGCCGGGCCCGGCCGGGACCATCGCGCGCAAGGTCTACCGCAGCGTCCTGAACGGCTCGGCGCTGAAGTTCCTGCGCTCGGTCAGCGACAACACCACCACGAGCATCGTCGATGCGGCCGCCGATGCCACGCTCGGGGCGGCGCCGCCAGCAACGGATACCTCGGCGCTTGGCGGCGGGTTCACGACGACGGCGTCGGTGACGGCCGCCGGTGCCACGTCGATGGATCTGGTGACCGCCGGGATCTCGAAGGCAACCGGCGGCTGGGTCCGCATCGGCGACTCCGCCGTCCGCTACACCGGCAAGTCTGGGAACACGCTGACCGGCATTCCGGCCACCGGCCCGGGCTGCGTCGCCGCCGCGATCCCGGCCGGCACGCTGGTGCAGGAGGCGTCCGTCCTGACCGGCGTGACCGGTCTCCTACGCGCGTTGCGGAAAGGCGCGCCGGTCAACATCTGGGTCCAACGCGATGACGTCCCGGCGCAGCAGGCGTTCGCCGCGCGCGGCTCGACGGTCGACCATCCCATCGACGGCGTGCTCGAGCACGAGATCGTGGACGAGCGGCGCGGCGAAGCCTCGCTCAGTGCCTACTGCGATGCGGATCTGCAGGTCTTCAGCCGGCCGATTCAAACCGTCACCTATGCGACGCGCGACGTGAAGACCAAGAGTGGCCGCCCCATTGTCATCAACCTGACGGTGCCGCCCATCGCCGCGACCTTGACGATTCAGGACGTGACCATCACGCAGATCGACACGCTGCCGGGGGTGCCGCCGCGCTACGACGTCAGCGCGAGCACGATGCGCTTCTCTGTGCAGGACCTCCTCGCGCGCTTGGCTGACACGCTCGAAGGACAGTGACATGCCGATAGACCGCACCGCCTACAACGCGCTCGTGGACGATGACGGCACCAACACTGTCGGCACCGTCTGGAACAAGACGCAGATCAAGAACGTCCTGCTCGACCCCATCGACCAGGCGCTGAGCAGCGCCCTAGTGCAGACGATTACGCTGACGGGGTTGCAGAACAACGTCGCGATCACGCCGGGCGTCGGGTGGCTGCGCTGCAACAACGCGAGTCTGCTCACGCTGTCCGGTCTCGCCGGCGGCCTCGACGGGCAGGTACTGACGATCTCCGCCATCGGCAATGGGCAGGTCAACCTGACGCATAACGATGGCAGTTCCAGCACCGGCAACCGCCTGTACAACGTTCTCACCAGCGGACCAACCTCGCTCATCACCGGCGGCGCCGCGACCTATCGCTACGACGCGGCGTCGGCGATCTGGCGGCTGGTGCAGCATCACCAGGGCGGCCCGATCGCCTGCGTGCCGACGGCGGGCGGTACCTCGACCTATACCGTGCAGAGCACCTACTACACGGTCAGCGGCCGGGTGGTGACGTTTCAGATCCGGCTGGCCGTCAACGCCATTGGCACCGGCTCGCTGAGTACGCTCGCCACCGGCATCCCGTACACGGTGCTCGACACCGTGAGTGTCTATCTCGGGGTGTGGTCCAACCTCACGGTGGGCTTTGTCTTCGTCGGCGGGTACATTCCGCCCGGTTCTCCGACGATCAACTTCACCGGCCTGACGGCGGCGGCGGCGAGCCTGCCCAACGCCAACATCCTCAAAGACGGTAGCACCCTCAACATCAACGGCTCGTTCGTGGCGAACTAGACAAGGAGCAGCGTATGAGCGTCGGCATTGCGACCACCAAAGACGACATCGACAAGCGCGCCGGAGACATCGCGCGGCTGTTCCAGGCGAACTTCAACGACGTCGTCGTCCTGCAGGGCTATCTCGAGGCGACGCCGGATGCCGACCTGATCGCGCTCGGCTACAGCGATCAGGAGGTCGCGACCCTGAAGACGGCGCTCCTCGACCTGACGCAACTCGGACAAATCTGGACCGGCAACGCGGCGCTGCCGACGGCGAAGGACTTCCGCACCTTCGTGCGGCAGCTCTGGGGTGTCGGCGCGTTCTGAGAGAGGAGCCAGCATGGCGCGGAAACAACCGATCACCACGGCCGACCCGATGGAGCGCACGATCGCCGTCGCCCTCGTGCCGGTCGTCAGCGGCGCCGACGTCGAAGTCCAAGTCGGCGCGTCGCCGAACCTCTGGCTGCACGGCATCACCGACGCCTCGGGCTATGTGGCGTGGCAGTGGACCGACCAACTCGGCGACTCGGCGATCCGCGTCCGCGCCGCCGGCTATCAGGACTATCTCGTGTCCTGTCACTGGAAAACGCTCAGCGACCCCGACGTCGGCGAGCCGCCGCTCAATCACCAACTCACGGTGGGCGGGGAGTTGCCACCGCTGGTCCCTTTCGCGCCGCCGGTGGTGCCGGGCGTTGAGTCGGGGCCGCTGACCATCGCCCGGCCGACCATCCGCGACGACACCGGCGCGTGCTGGCAGTGGCGCGGCTTCACCGATTTTTTGTTGTTCTACCGGTTCCTCACCGGCGTCGACATCCAGCCGTTCCTCGACGAGCGCATCGGGCTGGGCGCCAACGTGTTGCGCGTTTTCAGCATGGTCGGGTGGACCGAATGTCAGCCGCCGTTCTATCCGGAGCACTTCGTCGGCTACTACGACAAGCTCGCGGCGTTCGCGGATCGCCTCGCGGCGTGCGGCGTCCGCTTCGAGCTCACCGTCTTCGCCGATGCCCAGATCGTGATGCCCGACGCCGCGGACCGCGAGGCGCACCTGCGGGACTGCCTCGACGCCCTGCGATCGAAGTGGAACAAGATCGTGGAGGTCGCCAACGAACCGTTTAAAAATTTGCCGGGCGGTGATGAGGAAGCGATTCACCTCGCCGTGATGGCCCAGCAGTACGACCCGACCTGTCTGATCGCGAGCGGGGAGTATTCGTCCTGGCCGCCGGCGCTGACCGCGAGCTACGGCACCACGCATTGTGATCGCTCGGAGGACTGGCCGCGCAAGTGCAAGGACCTCAAGGACCGCTGCGACGAAAGCCAGCAGACGCCGTGGATCGGCGACGAACCGATGGGCGCGGCGGAAGTCTCCGAGCCCGGCCGGCGCGACGCCAACCCGGACAATCACGCGTGGTACGCGAGCGGCGCGCAGATGTTTTCGCCGGGCGCCACCTACCATTGCGAAGACGGCATCCACAGCCGGACGCCGATCGGCCCGAATCAAACGGCGTGCGCAAAACGGTTCTTCGAGGCGTTGCGCTGGACGCCGAAAGAGGCGCTGACCTGGCCGTATCAGCGCGGCGACATGGGCAGCGAAGCCGGCGTCGGTAACATGCCGATTCTCCACGACGACGCGCTCGAAGCGCGCAGCTACTGCAAGAGCGACGGCGGCCGGAGCTGGTGCATCCAGATCCAGACGAGCCGCGAGCACGCCACGCCGCGCGACGGCTGGCGCGTCGTCAGCGAGCCGTGGAAAGGCTTCGTCTACCTCGAGAAACCGTAGGAGGGATCGTGGCGGACATCCCGGCAGCCGAACAGGCGATCTACGACGCGCAGGCGAACCTCGACGTCGCGCTCACCGCGCTCGGCGACACGCCGGAGCCGCCCGACGGCAGCTACCGCGCGCGCACCGACACGACGCCGGAACCGAAACCGCCGCCGCTGGCGCTCGGGCCCGCCGGGTTCGCGTTTCAGGACCCCGTCTTCGGTACCGAGCTGATTCGTCTCACCGACGAGTACACCTGCGGCGGCGCGGCGTGTCGCGCGCCGTCGAACGCGCACGTCGCCGCGTGGAGCAGCGACGGCCGCCGCTGCTACGTGATGAAGGCGACCGGCGGTTCGCAGTTGTTCACGTTCGATGCGCGGCGCCGCCGCGCGCGGCTCGATCTGTTCGACGTCGATCGCGTCCTCGGACTGAAAGGGCCGAAGGGCACCGACCCGATCGACATCAAGAGCTACGTCGAGCCGAGCTTCAGCTTCGAGGACCCGGACGTCATCCTCGGCTGCGGCGGCGACAACCATCGGACGATCTACGCCGTCAACCTGCGGACCGGCGCGCCGACGCTGCTCTGTAACCTCGATGAGCGATACGACTTCATGGCGGACATCGGCGGCTACTGCAACGCGCTCGTGACGGCGGAGCGAACGTGGGTCATCGCGTTCGGCGGGCAGCAGCAGGATGAACATCACTTCCTCCACGTCCAGCGCACCGACGGCTGGTGGGCGGGCCAGGACCTCTATCAGTGGGGCTGCCACATTCACTCGGTCGCCATCGATCACTCGGGGCGCTTCCCGCTGATCTACACGACGAGCGCCGACATCCAGGCGGGCCGGCCGAAACTCTTCGTCTGGGATCTGGTCACCGGGACGATGACCGGCGTCTACCAGCCGCAGCACTTCGTTTCTGGTCACGACTGCCAGGGCTACGGCGTCAGCTTCAATCAGGACGCGCAAGGCCAGTACGACGGCATGCAGTGGCAGCGGCGGTCGCTCCTCGATCCGACCGTCTCTGAGAACGTCCTGCCGCAGACGTTGACGCCGCAGCAAACCTACATCGAGGACCACAGCAACTATCGGAACGCGGACCCGGAGCACACGCGGCCGTTCTTCAGCTTTACCTGGCGCCACGACAACGCGACCGGTCCGGTGCGCGCGTGGGACGACGAGGTGATCGCCGTCAAGCCGGACGGCTCAGCGGTCTATCGCTTCCTGCACCATCAGAGCATTGGCGGCGATCAGGAGTTCTGGGACCAGTGCCTCGGCCACGTCCGGCCGGCCGGCGACTGGGGCTCGTTCAGCACCAACTGGGGCAAAACCTTAAGGGACGCGCGGCAGGACGTGTTCCTGTTTCACGCGGCGTGAGCTCGGAACCTGCACCTTGGAAAGTGCAGATTGGGAGGAGATCCCCATGCTGTCCGTCACTCTGCTCGTCGTCCTGGCGGCGTTCGTCTGTGCCATCGGCTCGGCGATGGGCAAGGTCCCACTCTGGGTCGCCGTCGTCCTGCTCTGCATCGCGCAGCTGCTCGGCATTCTCCCGCGGTGATCGTCACCGTCTGGTTCGTCGTCGTGCTCTGGATTCTGATCCTGCTCGCCGTCGCGCTCGAGTGGCGGAAGCGCTGAGGCCGGGAAACTTGCGGCCCAGGGCGGCGGCCTCGGCCGCGAGAGTGGCCAGGCGCGCGCGAGCGGTCAGGCGGGCGCGGTCGCGGTCAGGGACGCGGCGCAATAAAAGCCTCCTGGGAGGCCACCCGGCAGGCGCCCGGTTGGCCTGTGGGCCGCGTGGGCGCCGCCGGCGGCCAGTGACCGTATGCCGCCAGCGATCGCGCGCTCTGGGCCGCCCTGGTGGCGCGGTGGGTGGGTGTGGTGGACGCGGGAGGATTCGAACCTCCGACCTACGCCGTGTGAAGGCGCCGCTCTACCGCTGAGCCACGCGTCCCGGTTCCAGTGCGGTTCCTAGACTTCGCAAATCGTTGACCCCGCGCGCCTTCTGACTAGCCGTCCATGCGTGTGAAGGAGGCCAGTTTCGCGTGGCGGATCGCGCGTTTGAGGCCAGTTTTATTGACGTTTTTGGCATTTTGCGGCGATCGCCGCCGGCGGTTCTGGTCGACGCAAAACTCGCAAAAACGCGCCAGATTCCGATCCTGCGCCGGACTGGAACCATTTCGCGTGGTTCCGGACGCATGAGGCCTATCGTGGGCCGCGATTTTCAAATTGTCGAAGGATTCGGCGCGGATAGGCCTCGTGCGTTAGGTGTATGAGGCGCTTAGCGCGGTGAGGGCACCGTGGCGCGACGCCCTGCGCCACCTGCACCTGAAATAACACGCCACCTGTAGAAAATGGCTGGGGAAGGTACGTTCCCCGTCCACACCGTCGTGGTGAACTCACACTCACCATGACGAGACGCAAACAGACACGCCCCACCGCCGCCGAGACCGACGAGCACGTTCTCAGCACCGAACAGATCCTCGAGCGGCTACCGATCAACCGCACGACGCTCTGGAAGCTCGTTCAAGAGAAGCGCTTCCCGGCACCGATTCATCTGACCGCGCACCGCATCGGCTGGCGGTGGAGCGCGGTGCTGCGCTGGCTCGCCGAGCGCGAAGCCGCACCACTCGAGCGGCGCCGCTATCCCCGTCCACGACCAAACGACCGAGCGCGTCGACGTCGAGTAACGGCGGAGCTGGAAGGCGGCCACCGTTGATGCGCCTACAGGGCCGCCGGGTGGTTCCAGCGTGGTTCCAGACGCACGCGTCCTTAATTGCGGGGGCGCGGCCTTTTACTGCCAGGACTCGCGATCGCTGCCGCAGTGCTCGATGGTCGCGCGCACCACGTCGCCGACAATCCAGTCGTCGGCGCCGATGACGTGTCGCGCGAGCCAGGTAGCTACGAGATTGCCGGGTAGGTTGTCGCGCTTGCCGTCCTCGTTGAGGACGAGGACGTCGCGCCGGGCGGCCGTGCCGCCCAGCGTGATCACTTCGATATAGCCGCCGACGAGCGCCTGGAGTTGCGGCAGGAGGCGGGCGCCGCGCTCGAGCGTCAGCGGCACCCGTTCGCCGGTCGCGCGCAGCAGCACCGCCATTAGGGCACCACTCCGAAGACGCGCGTCGCGAGGGCGCCGAGCAGCAGCGCGGCGGCGCTGCAGGTGTAGACGACGAGCGGCCAGCGCGGCGTGGTCGACGGCGTGTCACCCGCCGAAACCGTATAGCGGCTCGCCTCGTCGTCCGTCAGCCGCCGATGCGTCGGCTGGCGCAGGAGGCGATCGAAGTCCGTCATGGTTCGTTCACCTCGTCCTTCCGGCCGGCGACGAGGCGCAACTGCGCCGTCGCGCGCAGGGGCTGCTTAAACAGGGCCTCGAGGTACAGCGTCGTCTGTTGCATGGTCAGCAGCATCAGGGGATCGACCGCCGCCTGCGTGTAATAGCGGGTGGTTCGCGCATCCTGGTGCCCGAGGAAGGCCTGCAGACCGCCGGTTGGGACGATCTGCCCCTGCGCGTTGATCAGTCCCGGCGCGGCAAGGAGCGCCGCGGTCGACAGCGAGTGCTTCAGGTGGTAGAGCGTAAAGCCGCTCAGGTCGACCATCACGCCACGCTTCGCGAGCGCCGCCTGGGCGCGTTCGGCGGCACGCTGCACGATGATGTTGAGCGACTTGAGGGAGAAGGTGCCCTCGTTGGTCCAGGCCGCTGGCTCGCTGACGAGTTCGCGCATGGCGACGGCGCCCCACGGATTGAGCGGCACCGTTTTGGGCGCCGGAATCCGTTTCTGCCGCCCCTTGAAGCGCGGCGGAACGTCGAGCGTGATCGCGCCGGCGAAGATCTCATCGCGCGTGGCATCCGGGAGATCGTGGAAGTCGCGCGCCGGGTTCAGGCGCTGCAACTGGATCGGCGTGATGTGATTCCAGGCGAGCGCCGCCAAGCGCAGTTGACTGACGCGGCTCGAGCGGCCGAAGCGCGACGGCACCTGCGCGAGAATCTCGGCGACGACGCGCATATCAATCCCGCTCGGTTTCGCCTCCGCGCGGGGGCGGGGCGCAATCTTGCGGATCGGGTTGACCGCGTCGTCGCGGTCGGCGTCGAGGATCGTGAACAGGTGGCCGAGCGCGGTGCGGTACTGGTTCGAGGTGTTGGCGAACTCCGTCGGGTTCTTGTCGGGATCGGTCGCCTTGAAGGCGCGCGCCAGGATTTGCTTGAGGCGTTTGATCTCGAGTTTACGGCGCGCGACGAGGCCCAACCGGCCGGCGCGCTTCGCCCGCGTCGGATCGGCAGCGAGGTCGTCCGGCGTGACGACCGGCGCGTCGAGCGCCGCCAGTTGCGCACACCACCAGGCGAGTTGTTGCGTGCGCGCCTTGCGCGTGCCGGTGGTCAGCGTCAACTCGTCGCTCGCGAAGTACGTCACCACGTCGGCCTCGAGCGTGCCGGCGCCCGGCGCCTCGGCGTCGTCCTTCGCCTTCAGGGCCTCGAGGCGGGCGCGCTCGCGATCGCGCGCGCGGATCATCACGGCGTCCGGCGTGCCGAACGGCCAGCGGATCGTGTCGTTCGTATAGCGGCGCGTCGACGCGCTGCCGACGGCCAACTTCAAGTAATAGCCCCAGGCGTCGCGGTAGACGTTGGCGGGCAACTTGCGCCCATCATCACTCGCGGTGGTCATACGGTCGTCGTCCTTTCGTCGGTGGCCGCCCACTCCTGGAGCAGCCGAAGAATCAGCGTGCGCAGGGACACACCTTCGCGGCGCGCACGCGCGCGCACACCCGCCCAGAGGGCCGGCGGGATCGAATCCAGCAAATAGCGGCCGCCGTGGCCGCGCCGATAGGGAAACTCGCGGGAGTACCCGCGTTTGACACGGCGCGCGCTCATGACCGCACCTTGATCGAGATCTCGCAGGCGCACGCGCTGCACGCGAGATCGAGCCAGGCACCACGCCGCGCGACGATTTCGAAGGTCGACTCGTCGCCGCGCGAGCAGTTCGTATGCACCATCTCGGGCTCGCGCGTCAGGCGCTCGGCGGCGGCCAGCAGGGCAGCCTCGCGCTGCTCGGGCGTGGCGTTGGTCCAGTCGGTCAACATCTGGCGGAGCGTGTCGCGCATCATCTGGTCGGTGGTCATTGGTCGTCCTCACTCTGGCGCAGCAGGGCGAGCGCGGCCTGGTTCGCGTCGAGGGCGGCCGCAATCGCATCGTTGGTCACTTGGAAGATCGCATCCTGGGTCGCGATCAGTTCGTTGAGCGTGCGCGTCGCCCGATGCACCTGATCGTGAGTCGTGCGCAGCGCGCGCAGCGCCTCGGCGTGCTGATCGAGAATCCGGACGATCTGGGCGCGGAACTCGGCCGACATCACGAGAGCACCGCCACGATCTCGACGCCGAGCGCCGCGAAGTGCTCGCGCGCCTGCCGCTTCGCGACGGCGTACGAGCCGTAAAAAAACTTCACAAAGTCCAGGTAGTCGTCGCGCCGCTCGTACTGCGCGTCGATGAACGCCCAGCCGCCCTGGCCGCGGGGTTGTTTGCCGTGCGACTTCTCGTACGGCATGGTGTCGAATAGGACTTGAGTCTTCGCGATCTTCGCCATTGGTTCCTCTCGCAGGGTTGGGCGCGCGCGTCATTGCGCTTGCCTCACTGCACCCACCCTATCAGAAGCATATGGCTTCTCAGAACGGCGGCCAGAACACGCCAGAATCCGCGCGGTTTCGCGGCGCCAGACGGGCGCCCGTCATCGCGCGCGGAGTTCTGGCTGCCACAAATTCAGTTCACCGCGTCACGCAGTTCGCCCGTGATCTGCACGCGGCCCGCGGCGATCTGCCGCGTCGTTTCGTCCAGGATCGCTTTCGCGGTGTCGCGCTGATGCTCCGACTCGGTGAGTTTCGCCTTCAGCCACTGATCGACGGTTCGCGAGATCGATCGCATGGTCAGGAGCGCGGCAAACAGCGCCCACTGCGTCCCGGCCTGCCACCACGCGCCGGCGCGGACCGACAGCACGGCGGCGATCGTCAGGCAGCCCGCCGACAGGGCGTACAGCGTGGTCAGGATTCCGGTCATAGGTTAGTCGTGCGCGTGCACCCAGGCGGTAACGTCGAGATCGATCACGAAGCGGCGGCCCTGCTCGAGCGGCGCGATCACTTCCCACTTAAACGCCTGATAGAGCGCGAGCGCGCGCCGCTTCGGCACGCCGCACGCGAGCAGGATCGCGAGCGCGAGCTGCGCCGGCCCGCTGCCGCCATAACCCCAATTGAAGCCGTCCGGCGAGTGGTTCCAGATCCGTTGCGAGCGTGCCGGCGACAGCGGCCGATCATCGATCCACACCATGCGCGCGCCCGGCTCGCCGACGATGCGCCGCGTCATACTTTGACGACGCGTGGCAGGCCGCAATTCGGCGGGTCCACGCGTACGTAAGCCTTTCGCGAGAGGTCGTACTGCACCACGCGCGGATGCGCGCGCGCGAACGTTTGCAGATCCATCGACGCCTGCGGCTGCGAGATCCCGAACTTGCGCTGCAGGTGCTCGCGATTAATGAAGCCGTAGACCGTGAGCATGTCGGCGATCCAGGCCTGACGTTGTTCGGCGAACCAGTTCACGGGTGTTCACCGATGCCGAACGCCGCGATCTGATCTTTCATGGTCGCCGCCCACTGATCGATCAGGCGGTTGGCGGCCGCTGGCGAGTCGGCCGAGCGCGCGATTAACGCCGCCAGCTCATAGGCGAGTGCCGCGGCCACGATCGGCGGCGGTTCCCATCGGTGCGTGATCCAGCGGCGGACCTCGTGGGTCAGGTTGTCGACCGCGAAGGTGTGTTTGTCGGTCATGGTGTCTGCACCTCGAGGACGCGTCCGCAGAGCGCGCACGCGTTGCGCCACGTGCGCCACTCGCCGCAATCGTGGGTGCCGCCGAGGCGGACCAGCTCGCGCGCCTCGTCGACCAGATCGAGAAACAAGTGGCAGCGCGCGCAGTAGCGATTGGCGACGTCCTGCGGGTGTTCACTCGTGCGGCCGCAGAGCGCGCAGCGGATCGCGGGCACGCCGTCGACCGCGACGACGCCCCAGGTTTCGCCAGCCGCCACGAGCGCGATCATGGGTGGGTCAGTCAACCGTCTCGACGCGCGTCGTGGGGAACTGCGCGCGCACGACCTCGAGCGCGGCCGCCGTCAGCGTGTCGCGATTCTCCGGCGTGTCGGCATAGCCCGCCGCGGTCAGGAGCTCAGGCATCACCAGGTGCAGCGCGCCGTCGGCCGACACGTAGACGCCGGGACCGAGCTGCTCGCACGGTACGCCGTCGATGTTGACGATCTTCGTCATGTGGGTTCCCCCTCGCTCGAAGTCAGAGGTCGTGCCCGGCCTCCCGCGCGAAGCCGCGCAGTTGATCGGCGCGCTGGCGCACGGCGGCGGAGGCGATGCCGAGTACGTACGCCTTGCGGGCGCGATCCGGGTCATCGGCCGCAGGCATGAGCGCGTTCGCCATGTCGACGGCGATCACGTCGAGTCGATCGGCGATCTCTTTCAGCGTCATGGCGGGACCTCGGTAAAGCCGAAGCGCGCTGCCAGCGCCGGCAGCTGCGCGGCGATCAACCCGTGAAGGGCGATGTAGTGCCGTGGCACTTGCCACGCTCGATTGTTGACGGTGACTGTCACGGTCGGCCCGAGTTCGGCGATCAGTTGCTCGACGCGGAACCGCAGCGTCGGATCGGAGTAGTGCAGCGGCCGGCCGCAGGGGCAGCGTTGATCGCGGGCGGCGGCGACGCTCGCCCAGAAGTCCGGATTCACGCGTCGTCCTTCGCGTCGATCGCGACGATGACGCGGCCGCCGTGGAGCGCGCGGAGCGTCCGCGTGCGCTCGGCGGTGCGTTCGATCGCGGCGGCCGATCGCAGCGGCGCGCCGACGCCGACGCTCGCGAACGACTCGCCCGGCGTGTGCTCGAGGCCCTGTGGACCAGTCCGCACCACGCGTCCGCCGGCGATGCGTTCGACGCGCTGCGCCAGCCGCAGGAACTCGACATCCTGCAGCCAGCGATCGGGGACGCAGCCGTGCATACACGACAACATGCGGACCAGGCCCCAGACGCGGCAGATCAGCGGCCGGATCGCGTACACGCTGCAGCGATCCTCAGGCGTCATGTAGACGCAGCGCTCGCGGAGTTGCGGCGGCGCGAAGTTCTGCAACGCGACGAGGCCCGGGCGCGTGCGCGGCTGCGTATGCGTGGCGAGCTGCAGCCGGCGCGCCTCGAGGTCCGTCAACGGGATGGCGCCGCACGCGATGGCGCAGCGCCCTTGGCAGACGATCGGCGGCAGCTCGGCGTACAGCGCGTCAAGCTGGGCGAACGCCGCCTGAAGTTTCCGCGCGGCCGCGCGACTCATGCCGCCGGCGGCGGAGTGCCGTGGCGCTGGCGCCGCACACTCCCGAAGAGCGTGCAGAGCGCGAGCTGCAGATCGGTGGGCAGGTTCCACCAATCAAAGATCTGGAACGGGCCGGCGTACTGATCGAGGGCGTACGCGACCGCGGCGGATGCGGCGGCCGCGCTGGCCACCTTGAACTCGAACGACGGCGGCGGCGGCTCGGTCGTCGGCGGTTGCACGAGACGAAGACGTGAGCCACGCTTCGGCATGGTGAGAACTCCCAAGGAAAGCACCGCAGGCGATCAATCGGGCGGCGAGCCTCATCGCGCGCGCCGATGGCGACGGGCGTGCTGGGTGGGTGGGGCGGTGGCGGGCGCGGCGGCGGCCTGCACTTGCGCCGCGAGATAGTTGACGATCACGCGGAAGGCCGCTTGCCCCTGGGGATCGAGCGCGCGCCACACCGTGAGGATCAGGCGTTCGTCGTCGGTGAGCGGATCGGCCTCGACACGCGTCGCCAGCGCGAGCGCCTCGCGCACTTCGTCGCTCTGCAAGTCGGCGAGGTAGACGGCGACGTCGACGCGGCCCGCCTCGCGCAGGACGGTGTCGAGCGGCACGCGCCCGACGCGCGCGATCCGCAGACAGGTTTCGATGCTCGGGTCGGTGTAGCAGCCACTCAAGATTTGCGAGACCACCGGCGGCTTGACGCCCATCTCGCGCGCGAACTCTTGTTTCTTGATCCCGCGCTTCTTGATCAGGGTGGCGACGAAGGCGGCGAACGCCTGGGGAGCAGCGGCCATCGCCGCTCATGCTACACCGCTTGCAGGGCTTGCAATGAATAGAAAAACGCCGGGTGGCGGGGGCGGCACCATGGTGCCATGCGGACGCAACGACGAGATTACAGCGTTGCGACGACTGCATAAGACTACCGATTGTAGGGCGCGAGGCGGTTGATGCAAGCGACTTTCGCGGCTGACCTGCTCAGTTTTTCGATCAGGGAACAGACGACGAAGTGTGGCCGGCTGAGTCCTCGGCCACTACCCGTGGGGGCGTTGACAGGCGTGGCCCGCCGGACTACATTTCCGCGACTTACTTCTATTGCAAGAAGTTCGCGCCATGAAAGCATCGCCGTCGTCGTCGCCGCTGTTGCCGGAACTCAAAGCCCTGGACCTGCTGCGCCTCGATCAGGACTTTACGTGGCAGGAACTCGCGCGCGACATGCAACGCGCCGGCTTTCAGATGAGCGCGCGGACGCTGCACTACCTGCTGACGCGCGCGCCCGAGACGGTCAAACCGCTCGATCGCACGCTCCACAAGATCCGCCGCTATCTCGAGTTCGCCCGCGAGCGGGACGACGCCCGCCGCGCGCGGCGATCGAAGGCGGCCCCGAGTCCCGCGAGGGCCTGACCATGATCGTCACCCTGGAAAGCACGACGAAGACGGTTACCTTGATCGTGGACGGCCACGCGGTGCCGGCGCGGATCTGGGAAGGGCGGACCGCGAAGGGCATCCGCTGCCACGCCTACGTCACCCGGATCGCCGTCCACCAGGACGACAACGCCGCCGAGTTCCAGCAGGATCTCGCGGAGCAACGCCGGCCGTCCGTCGAGGTCGAGGCGATTCCGCTGCGCCTGGTGATCTGATGTTCTGGTCGCCGCTGTCGACGGCGCCGCGCTGGCGCACGCCGGACCCGGTGCCGGCGCGTCGGGCGGCCGCGGCGCAGGACGCGCTCGCGCGCGCGGCCGCCGGCGAGCTCCTGACCTCGAGCGACCTGGCCGCGATCTTCGACCTCGGCTCGGGCCGCTTCTATCAACTCGCGAAAGCGGGCGCGTTCGACCTCTTCAAAGCGCACCCGCCGATCAGCCTGCGGTGTTACTCGGGGGTGCTCGTGCACCGCTATGTCTGCGGCGATCCGGTCTACGAACCGACGTTTGGGCGCAAACGCCGCCGCGCCTGACCACCAGAGGACTCTGTCACCATGCCGACTGAACCGACGACGGTCGACGTCGAGCCGGAACCGACTGATCTGAATCTCGCGCTCCGCCGGCCGGATATTCCGGTCACGCTGAGCGAACTGGCGGCGCTGAAAGGCGAGGCGCTTGAGGTCATTGAGGCGCGCGTGCAGGTGCTCGCCACGCTGCGCCGCGCCGCCATCCGCGCGACCTCGCCGGAAGACTGGCTGCTGTTCAAAGCGCCTGAGGAGCAGGGCGGCCAGATCGTCGGCTACCTGCAGGACTGCGGCGCCGATCGCGTGCGTGACCTCTACGGCATCGAGATCTTCGAGGTGTCGACGCCGGAGAAAGTCGTCGGCACCGAGCCCGGCGTCTTCCATTACCTGATCACCGCGAGCGGCCGCTGCAAGCTCACGCGGCAGGTGGTCGAAGCGATGGAGGGCGGCCGCTCGAGCACCGACGACTTCTGCCGCGGCAAGTCGGGCGCGGAACTCGAGCTGCTCGTCCGCAAAGCCGCGCGCGCCAACGTCGACGGCAACATCACGCGCGAGCTCGCCGGCATGAAGTCGGTCCCGCTCGCGGACCTCGGCGAGGCCTGGGCCGGCACGAAGAAGTCGATCGAGCACTGCCGCCACGGGCGCGGCTTCGGCACGCGGGACGAACGCGTCGGCGGCGCCAGCGACAAGGCGCCCGACCTCGAGCCGCCGGTGTGCGCGCATTGCGGATCGAAAGGCGTCTACCGCCCGGCGAAGAACAATCGCGCCGCCTTCTACGGCTGTCCGAACTACACCAAGCACCCGGACAAGAAGTGGATCGTGGACGCCGCGAAGTGGGCGGCGGAGCAGGCGAAGCGCACGCCGGCGGCAGAGACGACCGACGCCGAGATCGATCGCGAGATCGCCGCCACCGACGCGCGCCGCCGCGAGCCTGGGCAAGAGGGCTGACGTGCCGAGCGCGTCGTTGATTCGCGTCGGCGATCGATCGTTTCAGCTCGGGTTGTTCGACTTGAAGCCGACAGGCCTCGGCGTGCGCGGCACCCCGTCGCGCGCCGAGTGGGAAGCGTGCGGCGTCCTCCTGCGCCGGATCGAGGGCGCGGTGCAGTGGTGGATCGGCGACTGGCTGAACTACGGCGAAAAGGCGTACGGCGAGAAGTACACCGAGGCCGAGGACCTCACCGAACTCGAACGCGGAACGCTCAAGAACTACGCGTACGTCGCTAGCCGGATTCAAACGTCATTACGTAATGACGATCTCCCCTATCACGTCCACGTCGCGGTCGCGCCGCTTGAGCCCAACCAGCAGCGCGCGATGCTGGCGCGCGCGCTCGCCGAACAGCTGACCGTCGGTGAGGTGCGCGCGGCGATTCGCCTGCAACGTCTCGAGACGCGCGCGCCGTCGGCGCTGCCCGGCGTGTTCGAGGTCATCTGCGCCGATCCGCCCTGGACCTACGACAACAGCGGCTTTACGCAGTCGGCCGCGGCGCAGTACCCGACGCTCGACGTCGAGGCCATCGCCACGCTGCCCGATCGCGATCCGACGTTTCCGAAAATCGCGGACGACGCCGTGTTGTTCCTCTGGGCCACGTCGCCGCTATTGCCTGACGCGCTGCGCGTCCTCGATGCCTGGCGCTTCGCCTACAAGGCATCGATGGTCTGGGAAAAGGACGCCGCGCCGGGCATCGGCTGGTGGGTGCGGACCCGGCACGAGCTCCTGCTGATCGCCGAGCGCGGCAGTCTGCACCCGTCGATCACGCCCGACAGCATCGTGCGCGCGGCCAACGGGCGCCATAGCGAAAAGCCCGACGAAGTGTATCGACTGATCGAAGCGATGTACCCGCAGTTTCGACGCGTCGAGGTGTTCGCGCGCAGCGCGCGGCCCGGCTGGGCGGTGTGGGGCAACGAGGTATGAATCCCGACGACAACGACAGCACGCGGAAGCTGGCGATCGTCTCGTACACGAAGGACGACGGCTCGCAGTGGATCGAGGTGCTGCTGCTGAAGTTCGCGAAACCTGGCGAGCTGGTGCCGCGCTTCGTGCCGTCGTTCCATGACCTTTTTCGGATCGTGCGCGGGATCTGCGCCTGCGAGGATGCGAAGTACCCGCCGCCGCAGTACCAGGGCCGCTACAAGGTGCTGGACTTCCTGCGCGACGCGATCCTGGCGCGATCCGACGACGCCTTCGACGCGCTCGCGCAGAAGTACAAGATTCCCGAGCGCGATCGCGGCCAGCTGGTGACCAGCAACGGCGCGCGCCTCGAGCGGGTCGCGCGCCCACAACCGGCGCTCACCGCGGAGGATATCCGATGGTGATGACGAGGCGAATGTTCGCGGCCTCTGCAACAGCGAACAACCAACAGGAGCATCGACAATGGCCAAGAAACCGGAACAGAGCACCGTCCAGATCAGGCCGGCGAACATGGTGGTGATTGTCATCAGAGTGCGCGGCACCGCACCGCTCGTCATCGAAGCCTTCCCCGAGAAGGTGAAACAGCAATTGCTCGAGCACATGGGGACGCCGAAGGCGGAGCAGAAAGGTAAGAAGGCGCGGTCCGTCCGGAATTACGCCGAAGAGTTTCAGCAGGCCCGCCATCGTGCCGTCGCGGGCTGGGACGGGATCCCCGCGATGGCGTTCCGGCAAGGCATGATCGACGCCTGCCGCACGACCGACGTCCCGATGACGATCGCCAAGATCGCGACCTCGATCGTGGCTGACGGGTTCGATGCGCGCTCGGGCGATCCGCTTGTCCGATTGCAGAGTGCGAGCGAGCCCGAGCTGACACAGAAACCGGTCCGCAATGCAAACGGCAGCGTGGACATCCGCGTGCGGCCGATGTGGCGCGAGTGGTGGGCCGACGTTCAGGTGCAATTCGACGCCGATCTCATCACGGCCGAATCGGTCGTCAATCTCCTCGATCGCACCGGCCAGCAGGTCGGTGTCGGCGCCGGTCGACCCTTCTCGAAAAAGTCCGCCGGCCAGGGCTGGGGCACCTTCACCGTGGATCAACCAAAGGAGCAGGTCGCATGACGAGAGATATCGAGCAGGAGGAGGTCCGCGCCGCGCTGCGCGCCGTCGCGGCGGCGCATAACGGGGTCCTGAATCCCCACGACGTCGTCGACGCTGCGCGACCGGGTGAATCGGTCCTGCACGGCTACTTCGAGTGGGACGACGCGAAGGCCGCCGAGCAGTATCGCCTCGCGCAGGCATCGGCCCTCGTGCGGCGGGTGAAGCTCTCGATTGTGCGCACCGATCGCGAGCAGCGCACGATGACGATCACGACGACGCGCGGCTATCAGAGTCGGCCGAGTATGCGATCGCGGGTCGGTGGCTATGAAGCGATCGAAGCCTTGCTGTCGGACGCGCAGAAGCGCGCGGAGCTGCTCGCGCACGTGCTCAGCGAATTGACGGCGTACCGCAAACGCTACGCCGATCTCTCGGAGCTGGAATCGGTCTGGACGGCCGTTGACGACGCGGTGACGGAGTACCAGACCGACTCGATCTCGTCGTCCGCTCCTGACGGCGAGTCACGGCCCGGCGCGGCCGGGTAACACGGCATGGTTGGGCGGGGTTTGGCCCGCCTTGGCGCGGCCTGGACGCCACGGCGCGGCATCGCCCGGCGCGGCCGGGTAGCGTGGCCAGGTCCGACACGACGGGGCATGGCATGGATGGCCAGGCCCGGCACGGCGAGCCTTGGCATCGCCCGGTTGGGCGCAGCGCGGCAAGCGTGGCTAGGTGCGGCTCGGGCGCGACTTGGTCGAGCAGGGTTGAGCGAGGACGAGCCGGGCATGGCGCGATTAGGCGAGGCAAGCGAGTCTAGGCGAGGCTTGGGCGAGCGAGTCAGGTGGGGGTGCGGCACGGCTAGCCAAGCGCGGCTAGGCCTGGCCGAGTGCGGTGCGGCGTCGCCAGTCTTCGCGCGGTTCAGGCCCGGCGAGGCTAGCGAGGCGTGGCCCGATATGTCGGGGCACGGTGAGGCAGGGCAAGGATGGCGAGGCGCGGCATGGCAAGACAAGGCAGGCGATCGTGACGCCGACCGTGATCGCTGAAGCCATCAACGTCGCCTGGAAGCGCTTTCTCACGGCGAGCCGGCGCCCGGTCACGCCGCACGCCTCGGTGTATGCCTCAGCGTTTCGCGCGTGCAGCAGGCGCATGACGCTCGAACTCACGCAGCCTGATCAGCAGCCGCCGTTCGACGCCGAGGTCCTCGCGAAGTTCCGCCGCGGCGATGATCGCGAGCGTGATCTGCTGGTCGACCTGACACGCATCGGCCGCGATGCCGATCCGCCGTTCGTCGTCCACGGCCAGCAAGAGCGATTCGTCCTGAAGGACCACAAGGGCCGCGCGGCGATCACCGGCAAGGTGGACGCGCGGCTCGAGATCGCCGGCGCGCACCCGCCGATCGAAGTCAAGGCGTGGTCGCCGCTCGTGGTCGACAAGCTCGAGACCTTCGCCGACGTCTTCGAGAATCCGTGGACCTCGTCGGGCGGCTATCAGCTGCTGTCGTACCTCTACGGCGCCGCCGAGCCGTACGGGTTTCTGCTCCTCGACCGCTCGGGCATTCCGCGCCTGCTGCCGGTCGAACTCGAGCCGCACCTGGACCGCATGGAAGCGTTTCTCGTCAAAGCCGAACACGTGCTCGACCACGTCGCCGCCGGCACGCTGCCACCCTTCACCGACGATCCGATCGAGTGCCGCCGCTGTCCGTTCTACGGCACGATCTGTAATCCGCCGATCAGCGGGCGAGGCGCGCAGGTCCTCAGCGATCCGGAGCTCGAGGCGGCGATCGCGCGGCGCGAAGTCCTGAAGGCCGCCGGCAAAGAGTTCAACGACCTGGACGCGGACATCAAGCAGCGCCTGCGCGGGGTCGAGTCGGCGGTGATCGGCCGCTTTCAGATCACCGGGCACTGGGGCAAGTACTCGCGCGTCGAGCTGCCGGCGGACCTCAAGGCGAAGTACACGGTCTCGAATCCGAAAGGCAAATTCACGTTGGAGATCACGCCGCTATGACGTGCGAGCCGCGCACAGCGGCCGGCGAGTCCACCCGGGAGCGCGCGCGCCGTCTTCGCCCGGTGCCGATGCTTTTGCACGGTGAGTCGCCGGCCGCCGTCCGCGGCTCGCGCGTCGACCACGAGCAGGAGGGCCGTATGCGACTGACCCTGCGTCGACTGTGCTGGCTGATCGGCGATTGCGTCGCAGCCTGGTGGCGATCCCCCGATCGGACGCGACTCGACTGCCTGCGCGGGTTGCGGGTGCGCTGACCACCCCGCCGGAAAGGATCCCCCGAATGGCGAAACAGAAACGACTGACCGTGCTCGACAAAGCGATCGCGCGCCTCGACGACCAGATCGCCGCGCTGCAACTCGCCAAGCAGCACTTGCTCGACGAGCAGACGCGCGCGACGTTGGCAGCCGCGAAACCGCCAACGAGAACGACCAAGTTGGCGTGAGCGATCATGTGGGCCCGGCTCGACGACGCACTGATTGACCACCGCAAAATTTTCCAGGCCGGCGAACAGCTCGGACGCAACGGCCCGGCGATCGCGCTCGGCCTGTACGCCGTCGGCCTCATGTGGTCGAACAAGCATTTGACGGACGGCTATCTGCCGCTCGCCGTCGTGAAGAGCTTCCGCCATGTGCAGCACCCGCTGACGGTGGCGGCGGCGCTCGCGGCGGCGAACCTCTGGGAGCGCAACGGCGACGGCTTCACGATCCACGACTACGGTGAGTTCGGCAATCCGTCGGCGGCGGAGGTGCGGGCGAAGCGGCAGAAGGATCGCCGGCGCAAGGCACGCGATCGGGACGGCGACGGTTGAGGTGCTGTCCGCGCCATAGTGCGACGGAGTCCACGCGGACAGGCGCGCGGAATCCACGCGGAATCCGCGCGGAGTCGCGGAGGACAACTTAAGGACTCGCGCGCGCGCGATCCGGATCCGGATCCTATAAGAGGGACGGCCGGAGCTAGTACGTAGATTTGGGCGGCTTTCGGTACGTTCCGGGTACTTCGAAGATCTAGAACCTTGGCGCTGCGCGCCAAAACCGTTTTCGAAATGAAACCAAACCCGAACGCGATCGCGATCGTCACCCGGGCCGTGTTGCGATCCGAAACCTGTTCGACAATCGCTGACCTCGCCGAGGCCGTCAAGTGCGACTGCGCGCGGTTGCGGCTGCCGTACGACTCGGCGGCGGTAACTCAAGCGTTCCGCCTCGTCGGGTCGAATCGGCCGCTCGTCGCCGTTGCCCCAGTCCTGCGAGACGGAACGCCGGCGGATAGACCGGGGCCGCCGGAGCTCACCCACGCGCACGCGGCCGCGATCCTCGAGCGGCTCCGGATCGGGCTGGGGCTGGGGCACGCATGGTGACGTGGATGCGCGCACGGACGCGGGGCCGCTGCGGCTACTGCGGCGCGCCGTTTGTCGAGGGCGCGGCGATCCTGCGGATCGAGATCGGGCCGCGCGTCGTCAAGGTGCGCTGCGACGTCTGCGCCGGGCCCGCGCCGCCGGATCTGCCGCTCGACCCCGCGCCGCCGGCACCACCGCCGCCGCTGCGCGGCTTCACGCATATGCTGCCGCTCGACTTTCGACGCCGACAGGCGGGCGAACGCGAGCCCGGCGAGGAAGGGTAAATCGTGGGAGTCATGTTCGTGCTCGGCGATTGTTATTGCTGCGGGCAACTGTTCATGTTCAACGCGCATCGCGTGCCGTCGATCACGGTGCGCGGTACGCGGCAGCCGATCTGCGCCCACTGCATCGCGCTCGTGAATCCGTACCGCATCGCGAACGGGCTCGATCCGCTGGTACCGCTGCCCGGCGCGTACGAACCCGAGGACGTCTCATGACGAAGCGCATCGTCCGCGTCGTCGATGTCCGGGCGTTTCACGAACCACTGATGGCAGCGGGCCTCGTGCCGCAGGGCTGCAAGTTGCTCGATATCGCGATTGGCGTGTCCGGCGCGTTCACCGTGACCTATCAGGTCTTCTGGACGCCGACCGACCTCGTACGGTTCGGCCAGATCTGTCAGCAGATCGGCGCGGCGGTCATCGACGACGATCACCCGCCCGAGGACGACGTGTGATGCCGGACGCGCCGCCGCGTCGGTTCGCGATCCGCAACCCGGAAAGAATGGCGGCGCTGCTGCGCGAGCTGGTGATCGCATGGGACGGTGACGATCGCGATCGGTTCTTCCGCGCCCTCGAACAGGCGCGCGAGCTACTCGACGACCACGCGCGCGCGCAGGGGCACCAGTGATTCTTCAATTCCGGGTCAACGGGATCGCGCAGCAGGCCGGCAGCAAGCGGGCCTTTGTGCCGAAAGGCTGGACGCGGCCGATCATCACCGACACGAACAAGAACCTGAAGACGTGGCAGCAGCTCGTCGCCGACGTGGCGCACCACGAGCTGCTGCAGCGACCGGTGATCGAGCGCGGCCAGTGGCGCGACGGCGTGCGCCTCGGCGTCGTGTTCTATTTGCCGCGGCCGGTGAGTCTCCCGCGGCGCGTTGTGGCGCACGTCAAGAAACCTGATCTCGACAAGTTGATCCGCAGTGTCCAGGACGCGCTCGCGGGCGTGCTTTACCGCGACGACGCGCAAATTGTGGATCTCGTCGCGCGTAAGCGGTACGCCGCCGAGTCCGACGTGCCGCACGTCGATATTCGCCTCGAGCCGAGCGCCGGCGTCGAGACGACGCTCTCACTGTTCGAGGAGGAGGTAGATCACGATGGCCGACGGTTATCCGAAGGGACGCAAACGGACGCCTCGCACCGCGGCGCCGCCGCGCCAGCCACGATCGCGGAACCTGCCGGGCATGGACGACCGGAAGATCGGCGACCTCGAGCAGGTCGCGCTCGACTACGCCGACATTCGGGATCGGCGCCAGGCGCTGAACCGCGAGGAGGTTGAGCTGAAGTCGCGGACCATGGCGCTCATGCACAAGTACGGGAAGGCGCACTATCACCGCGACGGCGTCGAGATCACGCTGCTGCCGGGCGAGGAGGACGTCAAAGTGCGCGTGAAGCCGACGACCGAGGAGGGCGGCGGCGACACCGACGCCGGCGGCGATGACACCCACGGCGACGAGGCGCCGGCGTCGTAGTGCTGACCACCCACGATCCGGCGGTGCGGCGGTACATGCGGGATACGTTGGTGTTGTTGACCAGCCTGCGACTCACCGAACCATCGATCACGCCGCGGCAAGCGCGGCGGATCACGCGGCTGCTGCGGCAGGCGCGCGCGCTCGCGAAAGAGTGGCGGAAAGGACCGCATGACGATCGGCGCCGATAACGCGACCCGCTACCCGCTGGCCTGGCCGCTCGGGTGGGCGCGCACACCCGCGCCCCAGCGCCGGCGCGCCGCCTTTGCGGCCTCCCACACGATCACGCAGGAGGGCGCCAGTGGCCTCGTCACGCGGCGCCAGACGCGCGCCCTGACGGTCGCCGACGCGCTCAAGCGGTTGTCAGGCGAACTCGGCCGCCTGGGCGCGACGCGCGAGCTCCTGAGCACGAACGTCGAAGTGCGCCTCGACGGCTTGCCGCGATCGGGCCAGAGCGAGCCGCGCGATCCGGGCGCGGCCGTGTACTTCCAGCTGAAGGGGCAGCCGCGCTGCCTCGCCTGCGATCGGTGGGATCGCGTCGCTGACAACATCGCGGCGATCGCGCAGCACATCGACGCCTTGCGCCGCATCGATCGCTACGGCGTCGGCACGCTCGAGCAGGCGTTCGCCGGGTATGCGGCGTTGCCGCCGCAGGCCTCGCACGATTGGCGACTCGTCCTCGGGTTCGCCGCCGGCGCGGCGGTCACCCGCGCGATGGTCGAGGAGGCGTTCCGCGAGCGCGCGCGGACGGCGCATCCCGACGCCGGCGGCTCCCACGACAGCATGGCGCGCCTGACGGAAGCGCGTTCGGCGGCGCAACGAGAACTCAATGGGTAAGCCGTCTGATCCGCACCGCCATATCCTGTTGCCGCGCGTGCTGCGGACGCACGTCGAGCCCGGCGACATCATCGTGGTCGAGCATCCGTCGACGCTGAGTGACCACGACCGGGTCACGATTCACGATCAACTGCGGTACGTCTTTCCCGGGCATCAGGTGCTGGTGCTCACCAACGGCGCGAAGCTGCAGATCGCGATTGACGTGCCCGACCGACCGCGTGCGCGACGTGCACCGAGGAGGCGCTGATGGACGAGCGGTTGATCGTCGCGATCGTGGATCTCCTGAAAGCGATCACGAAGCTGATCGAGTCGGAGCGGACGACGGCGAGCCGGCGATGACCACGACACCGAAACCGGGAACGGCGGCGTGGCGGCGCTGGCAGCAGGCGATTGACGAGACGGACATGCAGCGCGGCGGGCCGGGCTGCAATGCGCGGCCGAACGTCGACCCGCATCGGCACCGCCACCCGCACCTGCGCGACCGCTGTCCGCAGAGCAAGTACCAAACCCACCGCATGATCGTCATGCGGGCCGGTGGGCAGGAGTTCG